AAGCGTGTCGAGAGTCGCCGCTTCACAATAACCACCCTTATCGCCATCATCGCCTTATTAGTGGCAATTGTTGGGTTGCTTTCAGATATAGGCCTGCTATCATTACCGCAAGTGCCAAGACCGATATTGCAACCGGTATCCATCGAAGTTTCTTCAAACGATTGGCAGACGCCTTACCTGCAACCCTTAATGCCGCGCTAAGCGAAGGCCCTTCCAAATGTCGTCCGTACATCTTATAAAAGAATGCGTCGATCGTGTTGACGACCTTCAGTTCATACCTCGTAAACCCAGGAAGGTCCTCCTTATCGAAACATTTCATCACCGCATCACCTCCGGTCAGGCGTTGTCCGCCCATTGTGTTTGTGGTATCATCCTCTTGAAAGGAGGTGTCCCATCAATGCAAGAAAACAATGCCTTGTTAAACGCTCTGGCGAATTTCACCGCCGAGATCGATTCCCATTTTCCAGAGTCCGAAAAGCTCACAAATGTCACTGTTGCCGATCTTCGCACATTCGCCGCTCTCGTTCTTGACCTTGCCGATCAATTCAGAATCGGGATCGAAACAACCAAGAAATGAATCACTTCTTGCTCCCGGGCGTCATCATCGTCCGGGTTTCTTTTGTCTGCTCGTCCACATATCTGACGATCTTATGTGCAAACTCCGGAAAATTGGTCGGCCCGAAGTTCAGCGTCACCGCCACGCTCTTCGCTTCCAAATCGCGCAGCCGCTTCTCCAGCGCGTCCATCCGCTTTCTGCTGACCCACATCCGCATCACCTCCGGTCAGGCGTTATATGTTGGTTTCGATTCACGGCTTGCGCGTGCAAGATCCATGAGACTCATTTCCATGGCCTCGCATATCGCCAGCATCTCATTTGCTTCCAGTTTCCTCCTCTTATTGAACACATCGGAGAGCTGCTGCGATGTCAGTCCTGCTTTACGAGCGATTGCGGCCTGACAAAAACCACGCCTTTCGATCTCTCCTTTGAGGATTATTCGGACATCTACCATCACCACTCACCTCCATCACTAAATTTCTGAGTTCGTTTGCATTATACCTCTCATTTACTGAGTTGTCAATGCTTTCAGACTCATTTTTTGAGATTCTTGTATTGATTTTCTTGTTCTCGCGTGCTATACTACAATCGAACGAGGTGATAACATGACAAAGGAAGAGATCGGCAAGATCCTGAAGGAAGCTCGGCTGAACGCCGGTATGACCCAAGCGCAGGTCGCGAAACTCTTGGGTCGTCGCCAGCAAATCATTGGCCATTGGGAAACCGGCTACTCTCAGCCTGATGCGAACACCTTTTTCGTCCTTTGCGATATATATAAGATTTCTATCGATGACGCCTTTTGTGGGGGCAGCAGGATAAAGGTAAATGCATCTGAATTAAAGCTTCTTCAGAAATACCGCGAATTGGATGAGCATGGCAAGCAGCTGATCGATATGGTTCTGGATCATGAGCACAAGCGCTGCACCGCTGATCCGTTGGCTGATCTGAACTCCCGTTTGGATGCCGCACGTGATGAATACTTCGCCTCTCAGACGGAAGCTCTCAAATCAAAGGCCGAATAAGAAAGGAGCAATACCAATGTTTTCTTGGGGAATGCTGGAAGTTTGGTTGGGCGGCATGTGCATTTTGGTAATGCTGCTGGTTGCCATAACAACCCCAAATTCATTTTTACCCGAAGTAATTGCTGCTTGGATTGTCAGCGGCATTGCCGCTGTGATTCACGGCTCCATATACATCATCACTGCGAGACGCATTAAAAAGCTGGAAGAGTTCAAGGATATACTGATGGCGAATCCTAACGTACTTAAACTCGCCGAACAGGATCAGATGTACCCTGTTGATTCTGTTGTTACAGAAAATCAAGAGGAGGAAGCTCAGCCCGATATCATCGCCAAGTTGAATGCTCTGGATCCGCAGTCCCGCCGCGTTGTGGAATCCGTCATCGAAGCAGAATCCAAACGCAGCGCTGAGTGATCGTTCTGCCGGCCTCGGCGAAGCGATCACTTGTGCAGGATCATCACCACGTTTGCGTTCGGTTTGGCCGCTCTGTTTTCAAATATGATCCTCTCTTCCGGCCTGACGATCATGCACACCTCGTCATATTCCGGCTCCTGCACGCTTACTCTCGTAAACCTGTGATTGATCCTCTTGTCTTTGCCCAACACATTGGCCACTCCCTTCCTTGCCTCTTCGGCATGTCTGGAGTATAGCCGCAGCAATTCCCACCCGTCTACTGGCATTCATGCCTGATATGACATAATACGATGCCAAATTGACCTCGTCGATGAGGTCACGCCGCGTCAGCCACGACGTGAAAATAACCTCACCCATGAGGTCAAGGAGAGCAAAATGCATACCATAAGCAAGAGTGTCCGCGTTTTACAGCGCATGAGAGAAGCGGCCGGTAATCCCAGCTACGCGCGTATCGCCGAAGGCGTAAATGGCCTCCCGAGTGAAAGCACAATCGGTCGAATGTTCCGTGGAGAAGTCATTCCGTCCATCGAAAACGTGCGCGTGGTAGTCGAATGGCTGCGCGGAAACCTGAGCGAATATATCGACGCACGCGTTGCCGATGGTTTCGATCTGGAAGAGACCATAGGCGAAGGCCCTGTTCAGCCTAAAGATTTTAGACAAGTTGCCTCTTCGGCGGACCTGAACCGCAGCGTAGAAACATTCGTGAACGCGCTCAACGAGCAGAACAAGATTTACACCCTCCATATGCAGACGCGAAACGATACCTTTAACCGCGCGCTGGAAACCATGCGCGAGGGCCACGATAACACGATTCGCGTCTTGAAGGAAAAACATAGCGTAACCATCAAGGAGATCAAGGAGGAACACAACGCCGAGATCCGGAATATGACAGAAGCCCACAAGCGAGAAATAAAAACAAAGGACCACTGGATAACTCTCCTCGCGTTCCTTTGTGCCTTATGTGTTTCGGCCATGATCATTATGATGGTTGCAGCAATCCGTAATCCGGCCGTAAATCTCTTTGGGTAACGCGTGTGAAGGTGCCGTTTGACGAACGGTTCCCCCAAAAACAGAGAAAGCCGCCGATCGGGATTCGGCGGCTTTCCTGCTTGGATGGGTTGAAAGGATGAACACCATGATGTGTTACACATTGAATTATAGCAGTTGTTATTGCGTTTGCATATAGATCAGACGCGCATTGGCACGTTTGTCTATTATTTTTGAAATAAGGGAGGTATGCTTTTGAATCAAAATAAGCGTTTCAAAGCGGCCGCTTACGCCAGATATTCCACGGACCATCAGCAGGAATCTTCCATCACGGCCCAGCTCAACGCCATCCTCGCCTATTGCGAACGGGAAGGGATTGAACTGCTTCCCACACCCTATATTGACGAGGCGCGTACCGGCACCAACATGGAACGCGAGGGCTTCCAGCGCCTTCTTGCCGACGCCAGACGCGGCCTGTTTAACTCTATCGTGGTCTATGATGTTTCCCGCGGCAGCCGTAACGTAGCAGACTGGTTCAGTTTTCGTGCAGAAATGAACCGTCTTGGTGTCCATGTCTTTTCCGTAACCGATCGCCTCGGCGACGCAGACGACCCGGGCGCATTCCTGACAGAACTGCTGACCGTCGGTATTGGCCAGCACCAGGCGCTCCAAAGCCGCCAGAAATCCATCGCTGGAAAGCGCGTTCGCGCCCAGCAGGGCCTTTTCTGCGGCGGCGTCGCCCCGCTCGGCTTTCAAATCGAGAACGGGCGTTACAAGATCCATCCCACAGAGGGAGAGATGATCAAGGACATCCATGAGATGTATAACGCCGGTTACAGCTATTCCGATATCCAGTCCATCCGCAAACCGCGCAATCGTGCTGGTCGTATCCTATCCAAATCGGCCATCTACGACATCCTCAAGAACCCGCGCTATGGCGGAACATACATCTGGTTTGGGCGAGAAGAGCGCCACATGCACAAGCATGTCGGAAGACCGGGCGACGATCCTGTCGTGATCCCCGGCGCGATCCCGGCCATCGTTCCTCGCGAACTCAAGGAGTCCGTCCTTCAGAAACTGGAAAGGAGAAAGAAAGTGTCAAACGCATCCAAGCACGACTACCTTCTCTCCGGCGTAATCCGCTGCGGCGAATGCGGAGGCGCCATGTTTGGTATGACCAACACTTCCCGCGGTAAAGAGTACCGTTATTATGCATGCCTGAGAAAACGTGCCCCGGAGCAGAAGTGCTTCGCCCGTAATTGCAAGGCCGAGAGCGTTGAAAATCACATCGTAGAGCAGGTCAAGAAACTGTTCCTCAACCCCGAAACCATGGACAAGGCAGCTGATATGTTCATCTCCCAGCGCACCCTGCATCGCGACGTCCGTTACATTCTTGAGTCGGAACGTGAGAAGGTCAAGCGCGAGATCAACAAGCTTGTGAATATAATCATCAAGTCCGATGATCCGCCCATGTCCCTTGTCGACACTCTCCGCGACAACGAAGCCCGTCTCAAGGAGATCGAGCACCGCATCGAAACAGAGGCAGGCCCGGAACCGATCACCAAGGAAGATGTGCTTGAACGTCTTTCTGTTGACTCCGCACGCCTTGACGATGACCCGGAAGCCCTCAAGGAAATCGTGCTTCATTACGTCAAAGAAGTCGTCGTCTATGATACTAAGGTTGAGATTGTCTGGCAGGTCAAAAAAACAACCGCCAGTGATGAAAACACCACTGACGGTTGTGAATCGGTTGGCTCCCCAGGTACGGAGCCTGTCACGTTCACAACGGTTGTATCTCGCGAAGCCATTGCCGCATAAGAAAAAGCCCGGTCATCCGGGCTTTTTCTATGTTCATTTCCCATAGGCGTCTATCATCGCCTTAACTTCGGCGGTCTCGCGCATCATATCCGCATGGATGTCTTCAAACATCGCGCGCATGCCAGGTGCAAGCGGATCCGTGCTGCCGGCGATATCAGCGATCATCTTTTTGACAATCTCGTGGCCCTTGGTGTTGAACGCCAGATGGCCCATCGCCATGTCGCGCTGCCAGTCGGCATATGCCCGGTTGCTCTCCATCATCTGATAGGCCTTTGCGATTTTCTCGCGCGCCTCCCGGATGTTGCCCTCGATATCACGCGATACGTTTTTTATCGATCTCATGCACCATCACCTGCCGGAGCGGCAGCCGCCGCAGGAGCAGGAAGAGAGCGCAGCTCGTTGTTGCGTCCGTTGCACAGTCGGCCAAGCACGCGGAACGTTCCGCCCGTTGCCGTGGTTTCGACACAGACGGTATAACGCGTGCGGGTTTTGATTCCGCATGCCGTAACCTGCGTGCAGTCGCACTGGTCAAGCGGATAGAGCACCGTCGCGTCGCCACCAATGGTGATATAGACCGGCGCGTCAATGGTAGTGGTCGTGGGGATCGCCTGTGCGACAACTATGCAGTATTTGCCGTTCCTCGCATAAGATCCCGCCGGCAGATCGATCAGAAGGTTTCCGCCGGTAAAGGTCACAGAATCGCTGATGATCAGCCTCGGGCACAGCCCGCAAATATTTCCGCAGCATTTGCTCATATTTTCACCTCATCTCAAAGGGCGGCTAAGAAGCCGCCCCGAATCTCTCAGCCCTCAATGGGCGATCAGTAGTTGCCGCACGGGGAGCAGTCACGCTGCTGAACGTACTGCACCGGGCCAGCGCACGGAGGATTGGTGTAGTAACGGCCAATCTGACCGAGGATGTACTGGCTCTGATGGTAGTTGCCAATCGCATCCCTCGCCTGACCAAGCTCGTCACGCAGCCTCTGGTTCTCCTGCTGGACAAGCAGCGCACGGGTGGCTTCTCCTTCCGCGTGGATCGCGGTCGTGATATCGCCGGTGTTCTTCTGCGCGTCATAGCGGACGTGGTCGATATTGCGGTTGGTCTCGCAGCAGCACTGCTGGGCCGCAAAGCGATTCTCGGCGATCCTGTAGCCCATATCCGCAAAACCGGTCAGGATATCACGCTGCGTGCCGAAAAAGCCCTGCTGCACGGTGTTGTTCACGGCATAGAAGCCGTCAGCCAGACCGTAGGAAAGGCCGTCCAGTTTGCGCGTCACTTCGGCAGTATCAAAGCCCTGCTGGAGCTCCACCTGCGTCAGGCCCGCGCCGTTGCGGCCCCAGCCGCCGAAACCGAAACCGCCGCCGCCGAACATCAGTGCAAACAGCACGATGATCCAGATAAAGCCGCCGCCCCAGCCGCAGCCGTCGTTGTTATAGTTGCCGTCCATTACCGCCCTCATGTCGGCAGGACTCATGCCCATATTTTCACCCATCATATCGCCTCCATAGCTTTCAAATTTTTTATGCCATCAGGCGCGTGCACTCGCCTGCTGTCACCTATTCCATCATGCCCATCTGCCGGGCAATCTGCTGCGCTTCCTGCATAAGCTGCTGCATCTGCGCGTCGCCTATTCCGCGCTGTTTGGCCAGATTCATTGCCATCTGTTTCGGATTCCTGTTGCCGATCATTCCGGCAAACTGTCTGATCTGGCCGAATATCGGGTTCCCGCCGCCTTGCATCATCTGCTGCGGCATCATACTTTTGAGAGGATTACTCACGCATTAACACCTCCGAAATCGCTGATCAATTTGTCCACCTTTCCCTCGACCCGGGCGATGTCTTCCCTCGTGGCAAACATGCTCGTGTCGATCTGCGGCGCCTGTGCATGTTCCTGCGCCTGCGCGCCGGGCTGAATTTCCTGCAGGGCAAACGCGCGCAGACTGGCGCTGCCCATGTTGTCCACCGATTTCACATAGATGATCGGGTCGTTGTTGTCCATCATCCATGCCGTCTGCCCAGGCTGCACGATGTGGTCGCGCGCGCCGTTCAGCCCGTTCACATATATCCAGCTGACGTTGGTCATTGGCTGCGGCTGCGGCGGCTGCATCGTCTGCATGGGCGGTCGGTAGTTGGTGTTGAAATAGCCTGGCTGCTGCATCTGCTGATATCCATCAAATCCATACGGCATTCGCATCACTCTCCCTTGCAGCCCAATCATCTCATTTTTCCCGATTTGGCGTGGGCGTTTACGGGCGTTCATGTGCATTTACGGGCAAAACATGACCTATACTTCTCATCGAGCCACGCATCGTAATTTTTTCAAAAAATACCATTGCTTTTTATTGCTTAGTAGCATATAATAAAGGTGCAGGGAGCATTGCTCGGCTGTATACCCGTGTTACCGAACGAAAGTTTAAGCGGCATGTGTTGTCGCCGGCCACGGGGCCGCTGAAAAGCGGCTTTTTTTATACAAAGGCGGAAACACTATGAATATATTCATCTACTCCGATGAATCCGGAGTTTTCGATCACGTCCACTATCGCTATTTCGTATTTGGCGGAGTCATATTTCTCGACAAAAGCAATCGCGATATTGCTGCCAGGAAGTACATACACGCCGAAAACGTAGTCAAGCAAAACAGTGGTATGAACTCTAAGGACGAAGCGAAAGCGAATTGCATATCCAACAAAGCAAAAGGTTCTCTCTTTCGTTCCATGAACAATGCCATAAAATTCGGAGTCGTGATAGAACTCGACAAGATCAACTCTTACATTTGGACAACGCCCAAGCATAAGCAGCGTTATCTTGACTACGCATACAAAATCAGCGTGAAGAGATGTTTGGAAGCCTTGATAAAAGAAGGACGGATCGATCCAGAAAACGTAAAAAATCTTTACTTCTATGTTGATGAGCATACAACGGCGACCAATGGCCGCTACGAGCTTTGCGAGTCTATCGAACAGGAGTTCAAAACAGGGCAATTCAATCCGACATGGCAAACTTTCCATCCGCCGCTGTTTCCAAATCTCGAATCTGTGTCTGTTCAATATCGAGATTCTAAAAGCACAGTGCTTGTACGCGCCGCCGATATTGTTGCAAATCGCATTTTCCACTATGCGAACAACGATCCCTTTTATAATTCTTCCAAAGACAACCTGTATGTCATTCGAATGCCATAAAGAAAAAAACACCCCAGAGCATATACTCCGGGGTGTTTTTTTATATAAAAAAAGAAGTGGGGGCGGATTAACCGCCCCCACTGAGAGTATCGATGATGTTCCTCATCCTTCTGGATACCGTAGTTCGGTCATATCCGACCTCCGCGCCGATATCCACATAGTCCATCCGGTCGATCAGCCGCATCCTCGCAATCGCCGTGTTTGTCTTGCCAAGGCGCGCGTCAGATATCCTGCGCTCCATCTCCGCAGTCCCGATTCCGGGAAAAGGATCGCCGCGCAGCTTAGTTGCCCTCCTTGACGCTCACAGCGCCAAGCACTTCCGTGCTCATCTTCTTGACCTCGGCCTCAATTACTGCCCGGTCAAACGTGTATCCGCGCGCTTCCATTTCCCTCTTCACATAATCCATCTTTTCCGCGCCGTTGCCGCCGCCATAAATCTGTTCAGCCGCAAAAACAAGAGTCCTCACCATAATCCCAAGGCTCACCTGCTGTTCCACCGTTGTCTTGCTCTTGATCCAGGGGATCAGTTTCCGCGCAATCAGCAGCGCCGCCACCGAGATCACCGCCTGCACAAGGCCGCTCAGATCGATCATCACCGGCGCAATCTGCACCGGCGCCTCCGTCTCGGCCAGAGCCGCGCAGCACATCAGCAGCATACAAATCAAGCAAACCGTCGCGCAAATCTTCGTCTTCTTCATTTTATCATTCCTCTCTTTCCTGTCGGTTCTGTCTTGCGTTCCATTCTTCCTCGTCCGGCAGCGCGAAGAATCGCGGCTTCCGGCGTTTGGCCTCTCCGTTCCCGTGCACGCCCTCATACGCGGCGTCCAGCCTTTCATATCTCCTGCGCTCGTCCTCCGTCGTGTAGCCCTTTGCCACACAGGCTGCATATAAATTGCCCATGTCGTCATCCAGCATCGCGCGGAAAGCCTTTGCAACACTCTCGTCCACGGCCTGCCTCGCCGCTTCCTTCGCTTCCGCATTCTCGTGGATCTTGTGAATCTTGCGGATCTCATGCCGGTTCTGCAGCGCAATGGCGATCGACCACACGCACATCAATCCCTCCGCGGCAACAGGCCAGTAATGCCGCATATCCTCCGGCAGCCGTCCCCAAAGGGCGATCAGCCCGGCGCAGGCAACGGGGACCGCCCACGATATCACACAATCTACGATTTTCTTGCCGAGACCGTTCAACGGACTCGCCTCCTTCGTCAGTCGTTTTCGGTTTCCGCGGCGCTCTCAAACGCCTCTTTCCGGACAAACCCTTTCGTCCCGTCCGCAGTCTTGACCCCGACATACCCGTCCTTCTCTCCGTACACGCGCACCTCGTCGCCCGCATTGACCACGCCGACCGTATCCGGCTCCTTGGGAAGCTCCTTATATACCGGCCATTCGCCGCCCGTCACCGTCTGATACGCATTCAGGTCAGGTTCGGGTGCGGCTTCATCGTCCGGGATCCAGCGCACCGCGCACAGATAGATCGTCCGCGCCTCTTTGGCCCTGTAGTCACAGTAGGCTTTCAGATCGTGCCTGTTCGGCCCTGTCCCGCTGCCGTGCCCCCAGCATTCGTTCGGCCCCGTGTACATCTCCACATGACCCACGTTTTTGACGTGGCTTGTGTTGCCCCGGAAATAGATGCAGTCGCCCGGTTTGAGCAGCGTTTCGTCAGGATATTTTCTGCCGCCGCTGCCCGCGTCGATCAGCTTGCCCCTGCCGGCCAGCAGGTTACGGATCTGCCTGTCCGTATTCCTGCCGATATCGATCCCCGCCGCCCGTTCGATGCACGCCCGCACCGCGCTCGAGCAGTCCGAAAAGCCGTCCGCGCCCTCCGGCACGCCGAAGAATTGGTTCCGCTTTCCGCCGTTGGTGTACTCGTTCCGTTTTTCGCGGCTTTTCATCAGCCGCACAGCCTCTTTCCTCTGTTCATCCCTCGTCATCCGTCTCACTCTCCTTTCCGCCTTTCAGCAACACAAGCGCCGCTATGCCCAGCACAGTCGCCAGAACGATCAGCCCGGGTATATACTCAAGCCCGATCAGCACCAGCCCCAGCAAAAACTCAGCTCCGTGCATCGCATCACTCCTTTCAAATCAAAGAGGCCGAGGGTTATCCCTCGACCTCTATTTCCCCGTCCACGCGCTTGATGTAGTCGATTGCAAACATGTGGGCCTCTTGTTACCAATTCGCGCACTAACATCATTTCGCTTCTACGCAGAAACCAAACACGATTAAGCCATCATGCGCCATATAAGAAGCGTCAAGAACATGTACCTCGCCATTTGTATCAACAAAGTTCCAAGTGCCGGGCGCTTGCGCTGATCGCAGACACCATCGTTGAGCGTTATCGGAGCCAGGGGTCGTCTTAATCTTTGATGCATAATCAGGGAACAGCTCCTTATACAGCCCCTCATAGGTGCTTACTTTCAGGTCTCCAATTTCTTCCAGGCTCAAAACCCACGCCGCATCATTAACTGTTCGATCATCGCGTTTCCCATACGCATCATAACCCGGAGCGTCTTTGCTCACGGCAACCATCATATTTCGGGTTTCATCAGGTATAATTGGCACGATTTTATTAAGCAACGTTTCCCTCATCTTGCTTGCTTCGTATCCGCCAATGGTTCCTGTACCAATCACATACGTCCCGTCTTCATTTTGCTCCAAAATACCATTCAGGTGTTCTTTATACCACCCTCCGCTAAGAGCATAACGCGTCACAAATGTCACAGGTGCTTTTCCGGTTCCATCTGATTTTTCATCCGTGTCGAACGCGGCGATCTGCGCACCAACCGACCCATATTCAGTTCCTAGATCCAGCCTGAATGTATCACCTATCACATAATCATTCGTATATGTTCCGTTAATGATGCTCTCCTTGAGTTTTTTCCATGTGTACTTATTCGACGAATTCCAGATCATCTTATCACCGCTATAGATTTCTCGGACAGTCCCTTCTGGAATGACGATTTGGCGTACAATGCTCATATCGATGCTCACAGGATTGACACCTTCTTCGTGACTTCGGTGCCGTCTTCCAGTACAAACACCCAATCCTCGTTATAATTATTCTGAAGGTAATAACGTGCAAGACGGCCCACTTCGTCACGACGAGGAATGTTATACGAAAGATACTTGTCGTCGAGCGTATTTATATCTATTCGCTCGTACTTGATTGTGACCGTATGAGTGCCAGCAGTTCCATAATACCGGAAATACAAGCCATATGTACCAGCCCCGAGGTATTCACTGGCCCAGCCAATCGGGATTTCTCCTTCTGCGGGCGCATTGCCATTGGCGACATTCGTTCTTTCCATCTCGGAGCCCGTGGCAGTATAGCTTTCACCGTCAATAGTGACAATATATTTCATGTCACCTTCGAAGCCGTCGTTGTGAGAAAACAGTTGATAATTGCTGCTCTGTACGACACCGTTGCGAAAATCTACAAAGTTCGCCTCTATATTATCGGCTACCACAGGATACGTTATTGTATCGCCGAACGGCCTGTACTCCCACACCACTGCCCCTTCGCTGTCCGTCACAAGCTGCTGGTAGGGGGCGGGATTCGCGGGAAGACCGTCCGGATTCTCCGGCTTATTGGTCAGGTCATTGTAATCACCGCTGAACTGCTCAACGGCTTCCCATTCTGTCGGCTTGCCTTCGCTGTCTACGGCCTTAACCACCACAGTCTGGCCGACCAGCGCCGCCTGTACAAACGGTACACCTTCCGGCAGGTACTTCAGGTCGAGGGGTTTGATAGTCTCAACCTCGCCGCCTTGTCCAAATTCTATCGTGATCGTAGTGTTGGCAGGGAAATTGTGGAACTCGGTATATTCGGTCTGTCCGGCTGTTATACCGCTAATGATAACACAATGCGCGTTTCCTTCTGCATCCTTAAACTCTGCCCAGCATGATCCGACAAGAGCGTTATGATGACCCTGGACAGGGCAGTCCGCAGGAGAATCACCCAAGTACTTCTCGCTGCTTGTGGCGGTATAAAATGCACCGTTGTCTTTGAGCAGATACGCCGTACTCGGTCTGGGCATATACATTTTTTGCCATCCAAGCAGATCTGCATAGCCATTATCGTCGGTCGTAAATGTGATGGTTTTGGGCGTGTCAGTAAACGCGTACTCCTTTGTCGTATATGCCAGCTTCTCCTCCCACCTGCTCTCGCCTGTCGCGTCTGTTACGAGCATTTTGTTCGCTCCGTGCTCGGCGGCGAGATATTCAGGCAAGATTTTTGTGCTCATTTCATACAGTGCAAACTCCTTTTCGCCTCTGTATTCCTCCGTGGCGAATATGGAAAATGTACCCTCCGTTTCTTCAGCCACGCAGAAAGGAGGGTTCGCAAAGCCTTGCTGAACACTGGCTGGGTGCGAACCGAGATATAATATTCCTTGAGCAACTTTTGCTTCGCACTCGTAGTCCATCCCGGCAAAGCTTACTTTGTATTTAACATCGCGGGCCAGCTTTGGATCAACATCAGCAATTTGGGCAAAACACATACCGTTATCGCTATCCAATTCCATGTTTACGGTCGTTTGGGCGATAAGCGGAGCCAATGCTTCCTGCGTTAGTTTGTTTTCCCATGTAGTTGCCCCGGCCGCATCTGTGACGAGCATTTTGTTCACACCACTCTCAGGGGCAAGCAGCGCTGCATCTATGTATTTGGTTGTTACGATCTCTTCACGCAGGGAGATCGTGTGTTCACCGATGTCTTCTCTGCGCATCAGCAGCGTATATACTTGATCGATATACGTCGGTGCGAACATGAAAGGTTCGCCGGTATCTTCTCTGCTATCATTTTCATCCGCGCCAATCGACGCATTGCCGAAGAACACAGACGGGGAATTGGACCAATTTATGCCATACTTAGCCACACACTTATACTCAACGCCGTCGATGGTGAGGATGTAAGTGCGGCCGATTTTGATATCACCTTCGCTTCCGTCAGAGTTACCAAAGAGCATCGGCTGCATGGGCTCATCGTTGCAATAGCCAATGTATGTGGTAGCCTTGATATTCACCGTTTGTTCCGGCATCACAACAGTTTCAGCGCGTCTTATATATGCCAGCCTGTCCTCCCAAACGGTATTTCCCTCGCCGTCCGTTACGAGCTGCTGGTAGGGTTCTCCGCCTTCCGGCATGCCGCCGCCGTTCAGCACGTCGAACGTTTTTTCGCCTTCCGCATCTGTGATCGTAACGCGATGGCCGTTTTCGATTTCAGTAACGGCAACCACCGGCGATACGCCATCCTTGCCATCCTTGCCATCCTTGCCATCCTGCCCGTCAATGCCGTTCGCGCCGTCCTTGCCGTCGATACCGTCTTTGCCGTTCGCGCCGTCCTGCCCGTCTTTGCCGTTGAGGATATCGAAAGAGCGCGTTCCGCTGATATCCTCAATGGTCACGCGCGTTCCGCCTTCGATCGCTTCCGTCGTCAGCATCGGAGAAACGACAGGGATCATCTGTTCTTCTCCGCCGCGCTTGATCTGCAGCGCATAGTCGTTGTCGGCATTTTTGATAACGCCCAGCACATAGTCGTTGACCACGACCGGCCCGATCACAAACCCCTTGATCGTCACATTGCCATAAACCTGTTCAGCCATAAATCAGGACACCTCCGCTTCAAGGATAAAATTCCGGAAATTGCTTGTCTTGCCGCTCTGCTTGCGCGCGTTGTCTGTCGGCCAGATCGTGCGCGGCAAATATCCGTCAAAGTTCAGCTGCATATCAGCGCTATATTTGCCCGGCTCTGCGTTTTCGGTATCGCCCGGCATGATCACGATTCGGCTCACTCCGGGCGGCGTTGTATAGCGGATGATTGCCGTGCTGCCCTTGTCCGGCAGTGCCCGTACCGTAAACGTGATCGTGTCGTTTTCGCCCAGTTTATAAGTCTCACCGTTGTTCTCAAACGCTATCTCCGGCTCAAAGGCGATATAGTCGCCCTTTGTCATGTGCATAACACCATCGCCGTCAATGTAGAACATAGTGTCTCACCTCCTCTCAGGCGATATATTCCGTCCAATACCTCTCGTCCACAACGCCCGGCTCCCAAACGTTCTGCATGCTCTCCAGCACGTTGATCCAGAGCTTGCCCCTGTGCTCCACGATCGCGCCAGGCTGATAGTTCAGGCTCACACCATCCCATGGCTCCCATGCCGGATAGCCGCTCTCCGTGCCTCCTTCGCCGCCGGAAACGCCGCCTTCAAGCGCAAGCACGCGCGCCTCAAGGGCGTTGTATTTTTCGACAAGCGTCCGATACAGCGCGTCCAGTTCGCCCTTTTCCGCGTCCACCGTCTGGTTCTCAAACACCATCCGGTCAAGCTCCGCCTTTTCCCCGTCCGTGAGCCTGCCCTGCGCCCAGAACGCGTCGATGCGCTTCGTCAGCTCCTCCACGCTCTGCTTCTTCGCCAGCACCACGCTCTTCATCAGTTCAAACATGTTTGCCATTTTCCCCGCCTCCTCAGTTTTCTGTCATCAGCGCTTCCAGGGCCTCGATCCGCGCCCTGAGCGCCGCGATATCCGCCGCCACGAAATCCCTCTTGATCCTCTCAGGCGAGATCTCGTTTTCTTCCTTGTCGTATACTGCCCCGCGCCAGCCAATGACCGTCGCGCCGTCCTCTGTCTTCAGATCCAGCCCGTTTTCCGTCACGGCAGTCACTTCCGCCGCCTGCCGCTTCTCCTCTCCGGGCAGCATGATATATACCCTCATGACCATCACCTTCTTCCCTATAACGAGGATCCCAAGGGGAATCTTTCCCCTTGGCGGGACCAGCGCCCCGGAACCCCGTTTTCGGACACTTTACTGATATGTCACCGTCAGCCCCGGCGCGTTCGCACTGCCGTAGCCCGCAAAATTCGCATATGCCGCCGCAGGCCCCCATATATACAGGCCCTTGGCCGCGCCGCTTGCCATCTGCTGCACGGCTGCAACGATCTCCGCCGTCGATACCGACAGCCATTCCTTCTGACCGACCGTGCCGACCACCACGTCGTTTGCCGTCACCGTCGCCACACCGCCGCTCGGCCCCGTGTTGCTCATCGTTCCGATGCGCACCGTCACGTTGTTTCCGCTGCCAACGCCCGCGTTGCGGTACAGCGTCAGCGTCGCCGCCTTGATCGTCTTCCCGCTGATCGCGCTCACATCAAACCACATGCAGCCCTTGTAATTGCCGCCGTCGCTCGTCTTTCCCTGCGCGATCACGTTCGTTCCGCTGTACCAGCCTCCGCCGTCGTGCGTGCGGCTCGCCGTCAGCGTCAGCGCAGCCGTCGTCGTGACTGTCGGCGTGACCACAGCCGAATCGCTTCCGCTGCCTGCGTCGGAAGCGCCGCGCACAACGCTGTCCGCCCGGCAATATACGCCCGTGTCTCCGTTGGGCCTGCTCGTCAGCACGCCCACGCTCGCGTTGTTCCTCGCATAGATCCCGTATTTGTTCTGCTCGCCCTTGCAGCTTTGCAAAAACACTCGGCTGTTCGTCGTCGCGAACACGCCCGCATAGCCGCCGTTGAACGTGCAGCCGTTTGCCTCCGCCTGCGATTCGAGCGCCTGCAGCCCGTTTCCGTATGCGTTCGCCGCCGTATAGCTGTTCGCCGTGAACACGCAGTTCTCCAGCATCGCAGGCCCGCTGCTCGTCAGATACAAGCAGTCCGCCGTCGATCCGTTGTTGATCTTGAGATCATACATATAAAATCTGTTCGGCACGTCCGAAAGCGTCACGCGCCCCGAGACCGTGTGCCCGTTGCCGAGGATCACGACGGACGCGCCCGTCGTCTGCCGAAGCTCCGCTTCCTCCACCGTGTCAGCCGCCATCGTGATCGCGACGCGCGCGGGAATGTGCCTGCCGTTCAGCTTCGCAAATGCGTCCGCCAGCGTCGCAAACACTTTCTCTCCGTCCACCACGCCGCCCACCGTCAGCCCCGTCGGCCCGTCATATTGCGCATGCACGTTCGGGCTGTTCACTTTTGCGATAGACAAACCGAACATATCCAGCATCATATCGCCGTCAACGCCGCTTACGTTCACGCGGAGCAAAGGGGTGTCGATCGAAAACTGATCTTTCGTAATGATAAGCCTGCTCCCGTCGATCACCTGCGTCGGCGTATAGCTCTCCAGCGCCCCGCTCACCTCCGCCGTGATCTGCCCCGGCACCAGCGCCATCTGCGCCTTCAGCGCGTCCACGTCGCCCGCGTCCGCTTTGCCCTGCACCGCAAGCCCGATCTTCTCCTCCGCCCAAAGGTTCAGCTCTCCCTTGAGCGCCTCGATCGTCTCCGTGCGCAGGACGATGCTCTCGATCTCGCCGATGACCGCCTCCGCCGCAAACAAGCTCGCCACGTTGATCTCCGCCGCCGTGATCGTTCCGGACAGGATCTCGTTTGCCGTGATGCTCTTTGCCGCAATCTTGTCCGCCGTTACCGACCGCGCCACAAGCACCGTGCCGGAAATGGCGCTCTGATATTCCTCCTGCGAAAGCTGCTCGACAGTCAAAGAGCCGTCCGTCGCGTTGATCGCCCGGAACAGCCCGTTCTCGCCCCGGAGCAGAAGCCTCTCCACCGAAAGCGTCCCGGCCGTGATCACGTCCGCGTTCAGGCTCACAATCTTCGCTTCCGTGATACTGCCGTCCGCGATCTGCGCCGTGCCAATCGCGCCCTGCGCAATGAGCGCCTGTGTGATCGCACCCAGCGCGATCTTCGCCGTGTCGATCGATGCGTTTTTGATCTGCGCGCCGTCTATTTCGGCCCGAGAGATCTGCGCCCTTGTGATCTCCGCCACTGTCGCCTCAAGGTCTTCGATGTCCGCCGCTTCGATCTTCGCGTTCACGATCTGCGCCCAGTCGATCTCCGCCATCGCGATCTCCGCCTTTGCCACCAGCGCGATCTGCGCCGCCAGCGTCTCGATCTGCGCCCAGTCGATATTGGCCTTTTCGATGTTCGCCGCCGTGATCTGCGCCGCGGCGATGCTCGCCAGATCTGCATACAGCTGGTCCGCCGTGATGCTGCCCGCCACCAGCTGCCGGATGTCCGCGCGGATCGCCACCACCGCGTCCGCCGAAAGCTGTTCGATCGCCGCAGATGTGATCTTTGCATACCCAACCGAAAGATCCCTCAGCTTGCCGCCTGTGATCGTCCCGTTCGCGATCTTCGTTCCGCCGATCGACCCGTTTGCCAATTCATAGCCGTATATAGTGGTAGAAATCTCGCTGATCTCGCCCAGCCTTGTTTCTTCGTATTTTCCCTTCAGCGCGTCGAACGTATATCCGACCATGCGCACTTTCACGTCGATGCCCGCGCCATGGTCGATCACCGGCACGCTGTCATATAGATGCAGCGCATATTCGTTTGCCAGCGCAGCATATTCCTCGCTCAGTTCCAGCCGCACAAACTTCGCATCCAGCCTCGCCGTCGGCAGATCGCACCCGGCTTCAAAATCCGCCAGTGCCATTTCTTGGAGCTTTGCAAGCGCCTGTTGTTCAGTTGTTTTGTCATCAACAGCCACATCGTATTCGACAACAGCCGTCCGGATTATGGGATATTCCCCGATATGCGCGCTGTCCACCGGCGCACCGTACAGATCTTCGCCTTCTTTGTCGCTTCCCACCGGGATGATTCGGGTTACGATATCCGACATATCCTGCTCCAGTTGCGCAGAAAGCAGGTTCTTTCCATACCGGATCTCCACGCCCCTGTCGCGCTCCTCGTCCGGCACAAGGAAGATTTCAAAGTTGTCTCGAATCACCTTCGCGCCCGTCTGCGCCGCGATGCCCGTTTCCGGTTCAAGCAAGCACGCGATCAGATTCTTTCCGCTGAAGTCGCCGCTAATGTCTCCATCTATCCCGCAAATAATACTGATGCCGCAGTCGTGGTCTGCCATCTCAAGAAAACGGGAACACGCGGTTCTGGCCGACACGTTTTCGATTTGATATTTCCCGTTTACGACAACTCCCATCAGGTCGTAGGAGATATGCCGCGCTTTCGCTTCAACAAACCGTCCTTCGCTGTCGTTTACCACGCTGTAAATGCGGAACAGCTGTTCTCGCGTCTGCCGCGGCTGCACGACCGTGCCGGGCGTATCGCCCCTGATCACTTCCGTCTCCGTGCCGACGTATTTGAGATAGTCCGCATACATATATCCCTTCGCGCCGCCCTCGCAAACGATCACGCCCCACCATCCAGCCACGCTGCTCTCGCCGTATTTCACGACTTTTGTGCCGCTCGGATATGCGCCGATAATCTTCCCGTTCGGCTTCGCGCGCAGATGCAGCCTGCTGTTTCCCGTGTTCACCTGCCAGATCTCGCGCGTCACGCTCTCGCCGGAAGACCCGTCGATTGTGATCTGCGGCGTCTCGCGCATCGGCGCAGGCGCCTTGATGATCCTGTCCGCCGCCAGCAAAAACGCGCGGTTATCGTCCGTGATCGGCTGCCGCAGCACCAGTTCATACAGCCCGCCCGCCTGCTCTTCGATCTCGCACAGCACAGGCTCCAGCGTACCCAACCCCAGCGTCGAAAAATCCTGCGCGTTCTTCTCGTATATCGTGATCACAAGTATCTCACCCTCCTCACGATTTCAACCTTCGTCACATTGCCTGTCCAGCTCACATTGTTCGCGCCCGGATCGAGCTTCGGAAACTCGTCCATCGTCACGCGGCTGTTGGCAAGGCTCGCGCCGTCCGCACTCAGGCAATCCCTCAGTTCGCTGTCAATGATGATCGATCCGCCCTTCACTTCCATCACGCACCCGTTCACCACCAGCGTGTAATCGCCCGTCGCCGTCACCTTGATCCTCGGCTCACACGCCGCATTGCCCGGATTGCTGATCGTGCCATTGCTGGTGAGAACAACTGCGGTATCGTCGTTTGAATACCAAAACGGCTTGCATCGGAACGATACGGCAAACTGAAGATTCTTTTTGCCGCGCATGATCTGCGTAAATGGCACCTGGTTTGCGATCCGTGCCTTGAAATACCCTCCCGTGCGATTGCCGAATTCTACGGTGCCGCTGCCGCGCAGCCATGCGCCGATCTCGTTGATCCGGCTTGCATCGCGCATAGAGCACTGCGCAGAAAGGGTGAGGTCGTCGTAGACTTCCTCACCCTCGAGCATTGCAAGGCTGCCGCTGCGGCCGGGCACATTGATGTACTCTGCCCGTTCATTCGGGTATGTGATCGGCGGATGCTCGGAAACATAGATTCCCAAATCCGTGCTCTTCACGCCGTTCCATTTGAACCACCCACTCATGTTTCCACCGTCCTATCACAGGCCATATCCCTTGCTCGTCCTCGCATTCTCTATCGCCAGATCGCGCCGGAGCTGACGCACAGATGCCGTGTCGTTGAGCACAAAGGTATTGCCCGTCACGTTCGTCGTGCTCTGCTGGTTATATGTGTTCTTTGTCGTCGTCCTGTTGTTCGTCGTGCCGCCGCTTCCGCCGCCGATATATCCAAGGCTCACATTGGCATTGCGCACGACCTGCGCCGCAAGCACAGAGAACTGCGCCAGCGCTTCTTCCACAATCTCGCCCGCGGCAGTTTTCATAGCGGAAACGGCAATGTTCTTGCCGCCCGTAATACCGGCAGCGAGAGCAGCCATCGTGCTCATGCCGACCAGTTCAAACCCGTTCATTGCTGCCATCAGGCGTCTGCGCATCTCAGCCACGTCGTTTTCGATCGGGTATTCCGCCATGCCCTTCCCAACGCCGGCAGCAATGTCTCCGCCCGTCGGCTCCATCGCTCCGGCCGGAGAATGGATGTCAAAGGCAGTGTTCAGCGCGTCGATCAAATTATCCCGCGTCAGTTCAGCATCGCCCGCAAGATCAGTCGCCTGCATGCCCTCCAGCACGCCTGCAATGATATCCTCGCCAACCTCGGCGGTATCCATCGCTTCCAGCAGCTTGATGATGCTTTCCACTTCCGCGCTTTCCTGCTCGGTCAGTTCCTTGCCCGTAGCCTTGTACTGAGCGAGTTCCTGAAGGTAGGCAATCAACTGATCCTGACGAGGTTCGATATCATTCTGCAGGATAGAATCAACGTTCACAGGATCAATCAGATTCTGCCAGAATCCACGATCGGGCGAATATTTCTTTATGCTGGCTGCTGCATTGTCGACTATACTCTTCCAGTCAACATCTTGCATGCCCATTGCTTTTCCAAGCGGCGTAAATCCAATGCTGGTCTTGTCCAGTTCTTCCTGCGCCTTCTTGACCGTTTCCTCGGTGCCTTCCGCCTTGGCCGTGATGACAACGTGGTAACCGCCGTCTTCATCGAGCGCCAGCAGGAAGTTTTCCTTGCTCAACTGATTCTGAACCTCTGCCGAGAACGGAACCCGCACGCCGTCTTTCCAGAACGTCGTGTTTTCGCCGAACACAGCCTTTTTCAGTTCCTCTTCCGTCATGCTTTCCGGGGAAACTCTTCCTTTTATAGATACGGGATTCTGGCTGTTGGCAGCCATGAACTGTCTGTACGCGATCGCGTCATATCCGCTCAGTTTCAGTCTGCTGCTCACAAGACTGCCCGGGTCAGCCGCAAACGCTTCCCACGTCGCCTTTGCAGGTTCCATATCCAGATCCGTTGCAATCGACAGCGTTTCTTCAACGACAGCTTCTATGCCCTCGCTCAGTCCGCTCAATTCGCCGCTTTCCTTCAGGAACTGCTGGACCTGTGCAAGCTTTTCCGTAGCGTCGAAATCCACATCCGGGAACAGCCCGGACAAGTCAACTCCATCTGTCTCAAGCCCCTTGATCTGTTCCAGCAGCGCAAGGTATTCCACCAGCGCACCTTCGTCCATATTGGCCATCGCCGTCCGGATCTCAGAAAGCATGCCATTTTTGCCTTCGCTGTCGAGCATCGCATATTCGCTTAGTTTGTCATACAGGTCTTCGATCTGCTTCGCCGTCTCCTGCATGCCATCCTGTTCAAACACCTGCCCGTATACTTCAGAGAGCAGTTTCGCATATTCTTCCGTGGCTTTGATCCTGTCCGCGGCATATCTCTGGTCAAGTTCTGCCAGCGCCGCGTCCTGCTCTTCGCCTTCTTCCATCAGTTTGATCAGGTCGCGTTCCTTGTCATACTGCTCGTTCAGCTCCTGATTGATTACAGACATGCCCTGCGCCGCCGCAACGATCGCATCTTCATATGCCTGCGCCTGCATGTCCATATCGCCCGCGGCGCTTGCGCGCGCCAGCGTGTTCTCCAACTGATTGCGGATCTCGTCAAACCCCTTGCCGTCCGCAGGCCGCAGTTCATATTTGACCACCAGCGCGTCGCGCGCATCGATCAGGTCCTGCAGTTTGATTTGTTCCTTCTCGGTCAGATTCCGCCCTTTGCGCTTCTTGAGCAGTTTTTCAACTTCGGCGTCATACTTGTCCAGCATCGCCATATCCTGCTGGATCTGTGCGCTGTATTCTGTATGGCCGCTTTCGGCGGCAGTCTGATCCAGTTTGGTCAGTTCCTGCCGCACATCGTCGTTGAGCGCCTTGTAGCTCTCAACCCATGCGTTCACAGCCTCGTCAGACTCGCGCTTGTTGTCGTTCCAGTCGCTGATCAGCCTGTCCATCCAGCCCTCAGTGCTGTCGATCTGCGCCTTGAACGCACTCTCGTCCAGCCCAAGGCCCGCAAGACCGGCGTTTTCTCGTCCATAGAACGTTTCGGCAGACGTGTTTTTCCAGCTTTCTGCCGTCTTTTCCATTCCCTCCAGCGCTTCTCGTGCCGCTTTTGCGCCGCTCGCCCAGTCATAGAAGGCGATTGCGCCGGCCGCAACAGCCGCCGTCAATGCAATCACAAGCCCGGGCTTGCTGGTCAATGCAGTTGCAAGACCGCCTATGCCTCCGCCTGCATTCTTGGCAGCAATTCCTATGTCTCCGAAATACTTTGCCGCTGTTGATATTTCTTTCGTAACAGCGCCAATGCCCTTTTTGATCTTTCCATATACGAGCAGTGCAGGACCCAGCCCAGCGGCACCCAGCGCAAATTTTTGTATGATCTCCCTCTGTCCCTTATCAAGGCCCATAAAGCTTTCCAGCAGATCGTCAACAGAATCGATCATGCTCTGGATCGCCGGGGACTGATCTTCTGCAAATTGCCTTAGAAACTGGATTCCCTTATTTTTCAGATTTGTCAGTTTACTGGCCGTTGTGGCATATCGCTTGTTTGCCTCTTCAGTCAGCGCAGTATTCTCTTTCCACGCGTTATTGGAAATATCAAGAGCTTCGTTGAATAGATCATGTGCATTGACAGTACGCAGCATAGTATCGCGCAGACGCACCTCGTTGACGCCAATCTCCTGCAGCGTTACAATCGCACTTGCACCTTCCTCATCCATCTTTGCAAGCCCATCGACAAATTTCATAAAAGCTTCGGTCGGATCGCTGTCCCAAACTTCCTTAAACTGTTCCCCGGTCAGTCCGGAGACAGAAGCAAAGTCCTCCAGCGCCTCTCCACCGGTTTCAGCGGCAACTTCCATCCTGACCAGCGCCTTAGAAAACGCACTGCCGCCCATCTGGGTTTCAATGCCAACAGAAGAAAGAGCAGCGGAAATGGCCAGAATTTGATCTTCAGTCATACCAACCTGTTTGCCTGCAGCAGCAAGCCTATATCCCATTTCAATGATCTCAGCTTCGGTCGTCGCGAAATTATTGCCAAGATCTACAATAGCAGAGCCAAGCGCTCGCCAGTTTTCGTCCGTCTGGACCATGCCGGTTATATTGGCAAACCGTGCAAGCGCAGTTGCTGCCTCTTCAGCAGTAACATTCGTACTATTGCCCAGGTCAATCATCGTCTTTGTGAAATCAAGAATCGTGTCCTTCTCGATGCCCAACTGCCCGGCAATCGCGACAAGTTCCGCTATATCCACAGCCGACATTGCCAGTTCAGTGCTCATCTGCTGAATACCGCTGGAAAGCCTGCTGTAATCCGCATCCGTGCCGTCTACTGTTTTCTTGACAGAAGTAAAAGCACTCTCGTAGTCGATCGCGCTCTTCACAGCCGTTGCGCCCAGCGCAAGCAGCGGCGTTGTCAGTCCGGTGGTCAGCGCCTTTCCGGCATTAACCCATGTATCGCTGTTTTGAGAGGCCTTCTTGCCAAAGTTTTCAATAGCATCGCCCGCCTGATACCATGCGCTCTCCTGTTCGATCAGTTTGCGCTTCGTCTTGGCGAGTTCCACCTGCGTCTCAGCCATTTCGGCATTGACATTGTTCAGTCCGATTTTTGCACGGGTAATGCTGTCATCGGTATCTCGGATATTCTTTTTATAGGCCTTGAGCTGGCCTTCGATCTTCGTGATCTCGGTTTTGGATTCGGCGTACTCCTTGTTCAGTTCATCAAGGTTCTTTTTCGCCTCGATCGTAACAGAGTCCGTATCGCCCAAGGTTTTTGCGTATGCCTGATATGCATCAGTAGCATTGTCGACCTGCTTTGCAAGCTGCTTGCTGATCATTCTTGCCGATTCAAGCCGGCGCTCATAATCCGCATGACGCTTCTTGGTTGTGTTCAGTTCACTGTTCAGTTCGCTCAGACGCTTGCTGTATTCGTTCGCCGCGACTTTCTGCAGGTCGAGTTTTCTTCCCAGCATGTCGATCTTTGCCGCCGACCCGGCAGCAGTATCGGCAAATTTGTCAACTCCGGCCCCTGCCAGCTTGAACGAGCTCTCCGCCTCTTTGATTTGGAGATTGATAGTCTTAATATTCCGGGTAAAATTGCCGCTGTCCAGCGACAGCGCAACAACAAGCTCGCGAAGGGTCTCAGCCATCTATTCTCACCTCGGTCTCAAACTGGGCCAGACTTCATCGATATATGCCGGTTTCGGCTCGGCTTCCTTTCTCGCCTTCCAGGCACGCACCTTCATATATCCGATCATGTCCATCTGGTCAATCTCATGCATGCGCCAGCCGGCGTCCAGCAGCGCGTTATACGTCGAAAAGATGTAGTCCGAAAGCGTCATCGGCGCTGTGTGTTCGCCTCCGGATTTGTTGGAAAAGGGAACTCGTGCAGCACCTCCGTGGTCTGGGTCTGCACAGACATCAGCGTCAGCGCGATATCGTGCATAACGCGATCGGCGGGATACCCGTCGTAAACATCGTCCGGCGTGAACTGGTTCTGAAACACCAGACAGAACCACTTAACCATCACATCCAGCGCCTTTTCGATGGTGATACCATCGTCATTCGCTTCGATGCCGGCAGCCGCGTCACGCGCGATCTTGTTTACCTTGCCGTACATTTCAGTTGCAGGGCCGATTTCGCGCAAAGCGCGCCCGGAAACAAAATCCACGGTATACGTTTTGTCATTCAGTTTGCATGTGATCACGTCTCACACCTCCAACAGCAAAAGCCCCGGTTAATACCGGGGCTTTTCATCGTCATTCGTGTCTGATCAGGCCGATGCGACCGGCTCATAAACGGTTGCAAGGAAGGTATTGGCCTTCTCCGCAGTAAAGCCGTTCACGCCCTCATCGGCAACAGCCTGATAGTTGTTGTCGTAGGTGCGCTTGATCGCAGTCCATTCGACTTCAGGGGTCTGACGGGTGATCGTCTCGCCTTCCTTGGTGTTGTAGTTTTCGGTCAGCGGCTTTGCCCTAACCTTATACAGCCACACATAGCGGAAGGTGTGGTCAGCCTTTTCAGACTTAAAGCCAACCGCGAAATACGGCGGCTTATCATTGGAGTTGCGCAGCAGAACGCCGTTGCTGTCAACGGTAGAGCCGAAGATCTTCTGCTGAACATCCAGCGGGATATCCGCCATGCGGGTGGTGAAGGTAACTTCCGGATCAGGATAGACGACGTCATATTCGCCGTCATCGGCATACTGAACGTCCGGATCGCTGTTTTCCGGGGTCAGCGTCGCTTCGATAGCGCCGGCAACAGGCACAACGGTGCCGTATTCGGCGCCGGCTTCGGTATCGCTTTCCAGCGGCGCGATAACCAGATTCTTCAGACCGATCGTAGAGCTGGGCTTGTTCGTATCAGGCATATCGGTTTCCTCCTCTTTTCAGTTATAATGAGCGAAGCGCGTCATCAAGGACGCGCTTGATTTCTTGGTACGCTTCGGGGGCTCTCGCATCAAAGGCAGGCTGGATAAACGGATGAGCAGGAGCAGGAGCCGGACCGCCATGCCCGAACTCAACAGGATTGGCGTAATAGGCTTTCTTCTCGCTGTTCATGTCCTTTCGGTGAACACCTGCGCTGATCTGTTTTGAGCCATTGGATTTTGTCTTGACCTTTCCGGTCTTGATAGAAGCATGCAAAACACCGGTCCGGATCTTGGGATCCGTCTCGGTGTTTTTGAGCATCTGTTCATGTATGGGCTTGATTCCGGCCTCCAGTGCCTTCTTGATCACGGGGCTTTCGTTGTTCAGGCTGGTAGCCATGTTTCGGATATCTTCGGTCAGGTCAGAAAGGCCGCGCACACTCATTCGCTTTGCCAATCTGTTGCCTCCTCGATATACGACCATGTCCACTGCACGGTGAACGCGCGCGTCGCATAGTCATATGCCGGCTCGTTATATCCTCTGTCGGATTCCGAGACCAGTGCAAACCCGGCCTTTCGCATCAGATTCCTGACACGTTCCGCCGTTTCCGTCGGGTCAGAATCGCTCCAAAGGTTCATATAGACGAATATCTTGTACTCAGCCAACGCATCGTCATAATGAAAATGCTCCGTGCGCATCGTCGAGTACACGATATACTGATCAGGCTGCTTCTGTTTGCCGCCTGTCGGCCTCCAGATGCCAGCCATGACAGGCACGCCCAGCATAATCGGCGCCAGTGCTTCTTGTACCTGCCTCATCCGTCCACCCCTTTGACCTGCGCAGCTTTCAAACCAAGATAGCGGCGTTTGAACTCATATTCACCCAGCGTCTGGATAATCCAGCGTTCGCCGCGAAACTCGATCCACATACCGGGCTGGATATCAGCCCGGTACCGAATCGTGAAGTTCAAAACCGTTTCCGAATTCATCGTGTCAGCAGCGCGAAAGTTCTGGTTTCCTGCATCCATGACCGACGCCCATACTCTGCATATCGTAGTGTCAATGGCTTCAGGATAGCCGTTTTCGTTGATGATGTTGTCTGTAACACCGATCGTTATCCTGTTCCGCAAATCCCCCGGCCGCGGGTTTGATGTGAATGTTTTATATCCTCGCAAAAGCGCTCACCTCACTAAAACATGCGCGCCGGATCTCTGTGCGGATAGAGCAGGTTTTCAAAAGCGGCGCGCATGGCGTTGTAGCTTTCTCGGTCAGCGTTTTCGCGGTTTTCATAATAATGGCTGACATATAAGAGAATTGCATGTCTCACAACTTCCGGAATATCATCCATATCTTCAAAAACCACCCGACAATAATCATTTGCAGCAGCTTCCGCCGCATTGATCAGGTCCTTGATCAGTCCATCCTCTTCATCATGCTCTATACGAAGATAAGCCTTTACTTTATTGATCTTGGTAAACGCCATACGCCACCCCTTTCTGCAGCCTGACGATTCAGGCTGCTGATTTTATCAGGCTCAGGCGCCGGCGACCTTCAGCAGCTTCACAGCTTCCGGCAGAACCAGCTTGCCGTCCACGCGTTCGCGGCCCTGGAAACCGACCTGACCATTGGCGGCGTACAGCTCGTTCAGGCGCTTGAAAGAACGAACGCCGCGGACAGCGATCCAGTAGTAGCTCATGTCGCCGAAAGCAACAGCAAAATTGCCGGCGCTGATGGTCGGGGCATAGGCAGAAGTGTGCAGCGGACGGCCGAGCAGTTTGTCCGGCTGGCCAGCCTGCAGACCCGGTTGCCAGATATACTCGCCGCTGCCCGAGGTCTTGAGCTTGCGAACCGCCTTGACAGTCGCATCGTTCATCACAAACACGGCCTTGTTGCGATACGGGGCCTTCAGAGAGTAGAACAGGTCCATGATCTCGTCAGCAGTAATCGCAGCGCCGGCAGTGGTTACACCCAGTTCGCCGCCATCAGTCTCGTGGAACAGGCCGGTCGGCTTGCCAGTGCCGTCACCGACAAAGAACGCCTCTTCTTCAGCCGCGCCGATACGACGGGCGAACTCAGTAGCGACATAGGCCTGAATGTTGAACACGGAGTCAGCCAGCAGTTCTTCGGAAACCTTGATCATAGTGGCCAGCTTGTAAGCGCCCAGCGTGATCTGACCGAACTGCTCATCGCTCTCCGGATAAGCGCCGTTCTCGTCTACCCACTGCGCGGTGCCATGGCTCTTGACCACCGGAATCTTGCGTTCTCCGGAATCGGTGCTGATGACCTTGGCCAGACGGCGCATGATGTTCTCTTCCTCCAGAGCGGTGATCAGAGTGGCCTGATACTCGTCCGGAACCAGGTAGCCGCCGTCAGCATCAGTGCCCTCGCGCAGGATGTTGTGAACAGCCGGATCCATAAACTTGTTCTTGAGGCCGGACCAGAACGCGTTGTTGTAAGCCTTGGCAGCGCGGCCCTTCTTGTCCTCATCGCCGATCTGCGGGTTGACGCCGCTGTTGAGCGGGTTGGAAACAGCCTTGCCGAGCTCATTGTCCATCTC